GAGACGATTCTGGAAACAATGCCGATTGAAGAAGCCTCCGAAATCATCAAGGAGAAGCTTCGTGATGAAGTGCGCCAAGAACTTGAGTGCGAGTATGGCGATCGCCTTTATGAGGCTGAAGAAGAGGCATCAAACTGGGAAAGCAGAGCTGACGACTATGAAAGCGATGCAACTTGCCTGGCTAAAGCCATAAGAGAGGCTTTTGAATCTGCCAACTTTGAAGATGCAATGGTGATCCTCGAGCGAGCGATGCACGACCACAAAGACTATTTCTGAAGACCCGCCACGGCGGGTTTTTTCATACCTCAGTCGCTTCATCGAGGCGGCTTAGTTATGACAACCGGCGGCCATCCACCGCCCATTGAAACACTGAATAAATGCGTTGAAGTCTTGTATTAACCGTTCCGTTCGCCGCGATAAGGCCAAGAGGATTTATGACAGTCACCCACAACGGCAAGCAGTACACAGCCAAAAAGCTCAACGATAACGAGTGGCAACTGACGTCGGTATCTAAACCGCGTGACAAGCTGACGCTGAACCGCTGGCAGATGCATATCGCTGGCCTCCTGAAACAGGTTGAGGTGAAGGCATGATCAACCACTACGGAACCACCCCGCTCATTCGCCAGTGCGTCACGCCCGGCATGATGGCAATGCATGAAGGCCGAACCTATCGAGTCTCAGCGGTCATTCAGGAGCGCAAATGGGTGTACCTGCACACCGACGCAGAAATCATCCGCCTCAGTGACTGCGTGATTGACGTCCTTCTGGACGGTCACGGCAACCCTATCGTTCACTGAGGACGCTGATATGGAAATAAAAACTCCTACCAACCCAAGCAAAAAGGCGACGGCCAGGGTAAAGAATCCTCTTCCCGTGCCAACTAATTGTCACCTGTGCTCTGGTTCAGTGCGGATTGGCACTCATGGAGAAGTCTATGGACGTGACTTCAGTGACTGGCCGTATGTATATCTTTGTGAAAGCTGCGGAGCATACGTCGGACTTCATCCTTTCACAGCGATCCCGCTTGGAACTCTGGCAGACAAGCCAACCCGTGATGCCCGGAAGAACTGCAAGTTGCCATTTGAACGCATCTGGAAGTCGGGCGCCATGACGCGCACTGAAGCTTACCAATGGCTGGCTGACAAGATGGGTATACCTATTCATGAATGCCACTTCGGCTGGTTCACCGTAGAGCAGTGCCAAACTGCAATGCATCACTGTAACGACTGGCTAAACCACTAACCACCCTATTCAACCGATCGGCCTGGCATTAAGCGGGCGGCATCTGCACATCCAAATTTCAGGAGTTCAGCCATGAACGCATACCTCACTTACGACCGAATCGAAGATCGGCGCTGGGTTGAGCAGGAGCTCACCGACGAGAAGGAGAAGTGGATCGACGACAGGGCACAGCAAATCATCGACATGATGCCAAATGAGCCGTCCGGCCTCTTCCACTTCACGATCCCGATTGACTCCAGCCCATACGAAGGCCTTCGCAGCGATAAAGCTGGCGAGGCCTACAACGATTTCATTTCGGCAGTTGCTTACGCCCAGGCGGAATACGACTGGGAACACCGTACCGGCTGCCCGTTTTAATTTTTGAGGGGATTAACGATGGCAAACGAATTAACAATCACGGCGAGTGCGCTGGCGGAAAAAGGTATCGACGTCGCTACCTGGAGCGCGCTGAAGAACAGTATCTACCCTGGCGCCAAAGACGAATCGGTAATGATGGCGCTCGATTACTGCCGTGCCCGCCAGTTGGATCCGTTGCTGAAGCCTGTTCACCTCGTGCCGATGAGCGTCAAAGACTCAAGAACGGGTAAAAGCGAATGGCGTGACGTGGTAATGCCGGGCATCGGGCTTTACCGCATTCAGGCGGACCGCTCAGGTGATTATGCCGGTGCCCGCGAACCAGAGTTCGGTCCAGACACGACGCAGACGCTTTCTGGTGTCGAGGTAACCTTCCCTCAGTGGTGCAAATACACCGTCTACAAGCGCATGCCTAGCGGAGAGATCGTCGAGTTCAGCGCCAAAGAATACTGGATTGAAAACTACGCCACCGGCGGCCGCGACACCACGGCGCCGAACGCGATGTGGAAAAAGCGCCCATACGGCCAGTTGGCGAAATGCGCAGAAGCCCAGGCGTTGCGTAAGGCATGGCCTGAGATTGGACAGCAGCCTACCGCCGAAGAAATGGAAGGCAAATCACTGGACGTTGATATCCGTGACGTCACGCCGCGCAGCACCACAGAAGCGCTTCCACCAGCCGCAAGCGAAGAAACCATCCAGTCCATTACCAATCTTTTGAAAGAGCTTGGTAAGGACATGGAGCAAGACTTTCTTCCTCTTTGCAGCGACATCTTCAAGCGGCAAATCCTTGAGGCGTCAGAACTCACTGAAGAAGAGGCGCAGAAAGGGTATGGCTTCCTTCAGAAAAGAGCTAAGGCGGCAGCATGACACCATCCCTGCTTTCACTGTTGCGAAGCGGAAAACACAGCATTCGCGACATGGCAAAGATTTTAGGCATTTCAAGGTCTCGCGTTTCATGGTTCATCGCCGAGCTTGAGCGGCGTAAATGGATAGAAGTCACCAGGTGCGCGATATGGTTTCACGATGGCACCCGTTCAAATAAGCAGAACGTATACAGGGTAAAACTATGACACCAGAAATTATCCTGGCCAGGACCGGCATTGATGTATCCACCGTAGAGCAAGGTGATGAAGCATGGGCCAAATTAAGGCTCGGCGTTATAACCGCCTCAGAAGTGCACAACGTCATCGCCAAGCCAAGATCGGGAAAGAAGTGGACTGACATGAAAATGTCCTACTTCCACACGCTGCTCGCCGAGGTATGCACCGGCGTCGCGCCAGAGGTTAACGCCAAGGCGCTGGCCTGGGGCAAGCAGTACGAGGAAGACGCCCGCACCCTCTTCGAGTTCACCACGGACGTGAAAGTCACGGAGTCTCCGATCCTGTTCCGTGACGAGAGCATGCGTACCGCGTGCTCCCCTGACGGCCTGTGCAGTAACGGATTCGGCCTCGAATTGAAATGCCCGTTCACCTCCCGCGACTTCATGAAATTCCGCCTTGGCGGTTTCGAAGCCATCAAGTCTGCGTATATGGCCCAGGTGCAGTACAGCATGTGGGTGACCGGGAAAGATGCCTGGTTTTTTGCCAACTACGACCCGCGCATGAAACGCGAAGGTATTCACCACGTCGTCGTTGAGCGGGATCCGCAGTACATGACCGATTTCAACGAAATGGTGCCAGAGTTCATTGAGAAGATGGACGAGGCGCTGGCGGAAATTGGCTTCACGTTCGGGGAGCAGTGGAAATGAAACGCACACCCTTTTACCGCAGGCCCGGGCGAACCGGGCAATTCTCCGGCCTCCGTGAGCGCGTTATCTGGATGATTCAGACGCGCGGCCGCCCGGTCACCGGCAGCGAAATCGCTGAGAAGTTTGGCGTAACTCTCATCGAGTTTAACCGGGTTGCCAACGGCATCACTCGCGGCACCGGACAGATAGCGCAGATCGTTGAGACTGAGAAATGGCTCAACGAAGACGGCATCTGCGACCGGAAATTTAGCCTGGCCAGCAAGCCAAAGGTTGTAACCCCACAGGGTAAATCACGGCTGTTCACCCGGCGCGCCATTGAGCAATCGCAGGAAGGCAGACGGCAGGAGTGCATTCAACGTGCCGCCCGCCGTCGCCGCCTGATTGCTCAGGGCCTCTACATCGACGAAATGGAGTCCATCCTATGACTCACGCTCACGACGACATCAGGGTTGGCACACTGCGCCTTCCCTTCATTGGTAACGGCTGGTTAATGCCATGGGGTGAAGTGGTCAGCAATCCATTAAAGGCGCAGCGGCTCGCTGAGGAATATCGGGAAAGGCAGGAGGCGGCATGACTGATTACACCGGCAGCAACACGCCAGCAGATCAGCGCGACCTCTGGCGCACTCCACCAGCCCTCTTCGCCTCCCTTGATGCTGAGTTCTACTTCCAGCTGGATGCCGCCGCGGCGCCTCATAACGCACTGTGCCGGAAGTTCATCACCGCCGAACAGAATACACTGGAGACTCCCTGGGCTGATTATCTGAATGTACCTGGCTACGTCTGGCTCAATCCACCATATAGCGACATCACACCATTCGTTAAAAAGGCCGCAGCTGAAAGCGCCAATCAGATCGGCACGGTCATGCTGGTTCCGGCAGACACATCGGTTGGCTGGTTTAAGGAAGCTATCCAGACCGCCAGTGAGGTTCGCTTTATCACCGCCGGGCGGCTGGCATTTATCAATCCTGTCACCGGTAAGCCGGTAAGCGGCAACAACAAAGGGTCGATGCTCATCATCTGGCGACCGTACCCGCGTACACACTGCCACTTCGCAACTGTGGACCGGGACGAGCTGATGGCTTTCGGGGCAAAACTTCTCGCCCGCCGGGAGGCCGCATGACGCCAGCAAATGAAAACGCCATCCGCGCCGCCTGCCGACGCTGCACCGAAGAAATCCAGCAGGCCATGCGCAAGAAGCCAAAGCCTAACTGGAACGAAACGGTGCCTCCCATCATCAACAAGCATCACAAGAAAATTGAAGCTCTGGGAGTTAGCCTCCTGGAGTTCGTCGTATACACAGGTCGGCTTAATCGCCGCTTCGGAGTTGAATCGTGACCAAATACGCGAAACTGGATAGCGAAGTGTTAAGCGCTATCGGCGCTCAGCCTACCTCGTTTTCTGAGCTATTCAGCCCTTCCGTCAGACAGGAGTGCCTCGTCATTGCTGAAGCAGAATGAAAGCACCCAATGGACGTCTTCCGCATCCTTGACCGCCGACTCCAGTCGCTCAGGAAGCTTGGTGTCATCCAGCACGTTAAAGGCAAGGGGTGGATTCAGCCATGACATCAATAATCGTCAGGTCGCTAAAGCGGCCTTTTTTATTGCTGGCATTCACATTCAACCGAATTAATCGACAGTTCCGGGAGCATTGACCATGGCAGACATCATCGATACAGCAGCAGAGATTGAAGAGCTTCAGCGTAACGCTGCCCTTTCCGCTCACCGACTCAACCACAACGCCATATCAGCTGAGCGTTGTGAAGAATGCGACGAACCAATTCCCGAGCCGCGGCGCGCTGCCGTTCCAGGCTGCCAGACGTGCGCGGAGTGCCAGGGTGTTATCGAACTGAGGAAGAAGCAGCGAGGTGCGTGATGTTTGCACTCATTCAACGAGGTCAGATTTACGCTGACCAGCACGGTTGGCCCGTCATCATCCACAGCTGCACATCACAGATAGTCCGCTACTGGCGACAGGGCCGGATCAACACCGCTTCAATCGACCGATTCAACAATGACTTTGAGCACCTAGATCACCGTGAGGCGGCTCAGATACGCGCCGAGCTTGAGACGAGCGAGCACATTAAATCGCTGCGCGCCCAGGGTGCGGCATGAGGAGGTTAACTGATCATCCCTAAATGCTTCATCGCTTGCTCTATATAGGTGACGAACTTATCAGGGCATTCATACACCCTTGAGTCAGGAGAAATGCGGTTCGGTGCCTGTTTCATCTGGAACCCATGCAGATGCTTAACATGTGCGATATGGCATGTTTTTACGCTTACACCATTATGAGCTTTGACGTATTCCTGGATCTGCTTATAGGTAGCCATGCACCTCTCCTTTTCAATACGACTCAATATACCTGACGACTAACGCAACTGATAGCCAGTTATGAGCTGGCTATTGGGTGCGAAAGCGCCACCTCGTGATCCCTTTTGCCCGGCCCTGCGCCGGGTTCTTTTTGCCTGGAGGAAATACATGGTTGAGGCAAAAACACTGACAGCCAGACAGGCGGCAGAACTACTGATCACCTCACCGAGAACTGTCTACCGGCTTATCGACTCGGGGCAGTTGGCCGGGAAGAAGATCGGGAACAAATACCGAACGACCGACGTCGCCTGTATTGCGTATTTACATGACCCGCGCGATCCTGTTTCCGCGAGCGCGGGTGAACATAAAGGAGAAATTTTATGTCAATCACCCTCAGAGGCGGCGTCTGGCACTGTCATTTCGTTACGCCGTCAGGGAAAAGAATTAGACGATCTCTTGGTACGGGGGACAAGAAACAAGCGCAGGAGCTGCACGACAAGCTGAAGGCTGAAGCGTGGCGGGTTGATAAAATCGGGGATCTGCCGGCGAGGACATTTGAGGAATGCTGCATAAGGTGGATCCGCGAGAAGGAGCATAAGCGGTCCCTCGATGACGATAAGACCAAAATCGAATATTTCCTGCGGCATTTCTCCGGCCGGGATATTTCAACAATCACAGCTGATCAGGTTCATGAAGCTGTTTCGAAGATGGTCAACCGTAAACATATTCAGGTCTGGGAGTCGCGCAGGGATGCGGCTATACGCCGGGGGAAGGAACCGCCTCCGTATGTTGAGAAACCGGTAAGTCAGGCCACAAAGAGCCAGCACCTTTCGTTCATGCGATCTCTGTTCAAGGCTGCGGCTAATGACTGGGGCTGGATTAAAACGGCCCCGGTTATAAAAACCAAAAAGCCGATCAGCAAACGCATCCGATGGCTGACCAGGGACGAGGCAGAACGGTTAATTGCCTGCATGCCGGAGTCGATAAAGCCGGTGGTGATATTTGCACTGGCAACCGGCCTGCGCCGCTCCAACATCATTGATCTGGAGTGGCAGCAGGTCGATATGCAGAGAAAGGTTGCATGGGTAAATCCAGAGAACGCGAAGGCGGGCAAGGCTATCGGCGTGGCTCTGAATGATACCGCATGCAGGGTGTTAAGGGATCAGATCGGGAAAAGTTCCAGGTGGGTATTCGTTCACACTAAACCATCAACGCGCCCGGATAAAACCGTCACTCCGGCTGTCCGCAAAATGCGAGTGGATGACAATGTCGCCTGGCGCATTGGACTGGAAAGAGCTGGTATAGAGGACTTCCGTTTTCACGACCTTCGGCATACCTGGGCGAGCTGGTTAATTCAGTCCGGCGTTCCGTTGTCCGTTCTGCAAGAAATGGGAGGCTGGGAGTCCATCGAAATGGTACGTCGATACGCTCACCTGGCACCGAACCACTTAAGCGAACACGCACGGAAAATTGATGCCATTTTTGGCAACCATGACACAATTACGACACAAGGAGAAAATCAGGCTGGCTTGAAACTGGCGTAA